ACCCATGGAGGTGGTTTAAGTTTAGATGGTATTGATGACTATGCAGTTAAAACTAGTATAAGTTACACTCCTTATATGGTTGAAATTTGGTTAACATCAGATATAGGAATCGATTCAGGTACATACTCAGATAGTACTTATGCCTCACCACTCGGTTTAGGAGACTATCCAGGTGGATTTACTTTTGGGAACTACACAGGTATAGCCACTAATGAAAGTATTGCTTTCTGGGGAGCAAACTACCAATCAACTGGACTTACCTACATACGAGACTCTTTTTCAGCAGGTACCTACCAGATAGTGGCAAATTGGAATGGCAGTTCTTATGACATATGGGTCAATGGAAGTAAGAAAACAGCTTATGCTTCGACTAATCCCGGCAACACTACACTACATGCAAGAGATACTATTTACTTAGGTAAAGAAGATCACCCATCTCAGAGTTATGAATTCGGAGGTAGAATACATAATGTAAAAATATATAGTGCTCAAAAATCTGATGCAGATGTTACTCAAAATTGGAATGCATTAAGAAAAAGATTCGGACTATAAAGATTAAATTTATATAAAAAAATTAGATATTTATTAATATGGGACATTACGCAAAAGTAAAACAAGGAAAAGTAATTAAAGTAATAGTAGCAGATGCTTCATTCTTTAATAACTTCGTAGATGATTCTCCAGGTACATGGTTACAAACATCATACAACACCAGAGGAGGAGTTCATTATGAACCAAACTCAAATACACCATCACCGGTTATATACATTGATAACTCTGGTTCAGTGTTTAATAATGAGAGTAGTGCAACAGCATCTGGTTCGCTACCCATTACAGCTTCAGATACAAGTAAAACACTTGCATTAAGAGGAAATTATGCAGGTATAGGGTATGAATATGATTCTACTTTAGATGCATTTTTTACCCCTAAGCCTCATGATAGCTGGACGAAAAACACAAGTTCATTTTTTTACGAAGCACCTATAACTTATCCATCAGGAAACATAACAGGTTCTTACACAGGTTCTTACCAGTGGGACGAAAGTAAGTATGTAGCAGATAGTGGTGATCCAAAAACAGAAGGCTGGATAACATCATCCTTACCGGTGTAAAAAATCATTAAATGAAAATACACAATCCAACATCTATAGGTACAGCAGATGACTTTAGTGGAGCCTTTACAGGTTCATTTTCTGGTTCTTTTGAAGGAATAAACTATTCCGGGTCCTATGATGAAGTATTAGTAAAGGTGGTAAACGACGGTGGTAATAAATACCAGATAGATGGTGTTACTGCTCCTAAACTATCACTACAAAGAGGACATACTTACAGATTTAACTTATCAGACAGTACCAATACAGGTCATCCACTTGCTTTTAGAACACCCAATGACACCAGTCATACAGCAGGAGTAGTTGCATCAGGAACACCAGGCAGTACAGGAGCTTATACACAGTTTCACGTTGGCTACGATACTCCATTGGCTTTAAAGTATTATTGTACTTCTCATGGTAATGGAATGGGTAATTCAGTCAAAGTTATCGATGGGTTTAGTACCGAACTATCAGACTCTGTTGTAATAAGTGGATCACTTAAAGTAACCGGTGATATCACTGCATTCTCTACATCAGACGAAAGGTTAAAGTCTAACATAACTCCTATATTAGACGGGTTGGATAAACTAGGAGAGATACATGGATATAGCTATGAATGGGTAAAAAATGATCACCATGAAAATGAAGGACCAGACATAGGAGTAATAGCACAAGAAATAGAGAAGATAGCTCCAGAGGCAGTAGTAACCAGAGACAACGGTTATAAAGCTGTTAGATATGAAAAACTTATACCTATTTTAATTCAAGCAATAAAAGAACTAAATAATAAAGTAAATAACTTAGAGTAATTTTGTAAAATGAATTAAACTATTTATATTATATAACAAAGTTACAATCAAATGGGTTTACGTATAAATGTTGAATTAGATACTAACAGAGGTGCTACAAATGAAGCATACATTATTTTAGAAACTGTTAGATTTAATAGAGTTAACACAAGGGTGGAATTTACCACCTCGTTTTGGGTAAATAAACAAGCAGCTGAAGCTTTTCAAAAGAAAGAAGTTGGTGGCGAGTTAGGTAGTTCTGAAGGTATGTTACAAAGAGAGGTAATATACTACAAGGACAAAGAAGATTATGAAGGTACTGAAATTACTTTGCCTAATTATTTTATGGCAGATGTGTTTAGAAAAAAAGTAATCAAAGAACCTTTGTACGAAGAAAAAGAAGTGGAAAAAGAGGTACCTTTTGTATCTTTTGATGAGGAAGGTAATGAGGTGATAAAAAAAAGAAAAATAATAAAATTAGAACAAGTTAAAGTAGGAGAAAATAAAATAGAGAAAAAACTGTTTGACACATCTGTAATAAGTAACATATTTGAATATACTTATATACAATTAAAAGAACAGCTTACACAGTATTTTCCTGCAGATAAACTTGAAATCGTTAAATAATGGCAGTATTTACGTACACTACAACTAATATAGATTTCAGTACATTTGATACTTGGTCCAATCAAGGTTATACAAATGACACTGATATTAACCTTTCAGATGTATTATCAGATTCTTTTCCAGCTGCTAGTAATCCTGCAAGTGTCGGTGAAATTTATAATAGAAGTTGGTTTTACGGGAATGTTATTGCTACTGCAAACGGGACTGTTTCAGTCACAACCCCTTATTCATCGGGAACTTCCACTGGTACTATTGTAATAAAGAATGTTGATTACAGTGTATATTCTTCAGTAGTGTTAACTGCAGCAGGTACCTACCCTTATAACTTTTCAGAGTGGAGAACTGCATCAGGAGGCGGAGGTACACAAATAAGTACAAATGCCAACCTAACCCTAACGGTTAGTGATTATACATCACAGCTAAATTTTTACGCTTACTTTACATAATAATAGTTATTGAAAACAATTTGGGTTTTAGAAAATATAAAAGGTAAAAAATCCTTTTATAATAAGTTTGATTTTTTAATGATGTTTGCATCTGTTATTCAATGGAAAAAGCATCATCCATCTCACAACTGTGTACTTTACGCCGATAAAATGACTCATGAGGTTATTACCAATCTAGGTGCAACTACATTGTGGGACGAAAAAATAACACTTAAAAGAAATGTAGGAGTAGATCTCAAAGTATTTTGGGCAGCTTCTAAACTTCAAGCACTACGTACATCAAATGAACCAACTATTATAATGGATAATGACTTTGTTGTATATACTAGTTTTGAAAAATATATCAAAAAAAATAAAGTAATAGTTAGCCACATAGAAGATGGACGAAACTATTATGTTACCCCAACTGATCATTTCGTAAAAAAGGTTAAGCATTTACTAAGTAGATACAAACAAGAAGCTGTAAATTGCAGTTTTTTATACTTTCCAGACATTAACTTTATGCAACACTATGCTAAAACTAGTCTGGAGCTCATGCAAGAGTTATCAAGGTTAAAAGCTCCCAATTCCAAGTATTTAATTTTAGCAGAACAACTTTTACTTAAACACCTGTTAGACATACATAAAATAAGTTATATACCCCTATTAGATAAAAAATATAACTGTTTATCAAACAAATACACCGAAAAAGTTAAGGGGTTAATAAAAACAGATGAACACAACCTATCGTTTAGACACTACTGGATGGAAAAGCCTAAAATTAGAAACAACAAAAAAGGATATAGTCTAGAAAAAGAATCCACAGTACTTAACAATGTTATTAAAAATGTATTAAAAATAGATTGGAACGTAGTTGGATAGTTAAATTTTTTTTCTTAAATTAATAAAAAAGTAAATATGAGTTTTGATACCGAAAAAGTGTTACTAGAAGAAAGAAAGGTAAAAGCTTTAGAAAAAATAGCTACTAATCTCGATAATCTTTCATTGTGGTTTGAAGAAATTGACAAAGATGAATGGGGTGATAGACTAGCATGGTACCTTTCCTTATGGAAGGATAAATACATAGGAGAAACAGATGAAAAAACTGGGGATAATAGTTCCGTACAAAAATAGACCTAACCAACTCTCTAAATTTAAAAAAACACTTGTAAATTTTATTACTTTTCCTTATGAACTTATAGTAGTTGAACAAACCGACGACCAAGAGTTTAATAGAGGTAAGTTACTTAATATAGGTTTTATAAAAGCAGAAGAACTTGGTTGTGATTACGTTGTATTACACGATGTAGATATGTTACCCATATCTGCTGATTACTCATATAGTGACTACCCCATACATTTAATTACTGATTTAGAATTACCACCAGATACTAAAAGAGATTTATTTGATAACTACTTCGGTGGTGTAACTCTTTTTCCTTGTAACCTATACAGACAAATAAACGGTTACTCTAATAGTTACTTTGGATGGGGATTCGAAGATGATGATTTATTTTTACGTTGTTTAGAAAGTGGAATAAGTATTGACTCTAAACTACTGCCTCAATACACTAGAAATAACATAGGATTACAGTTTAACGGGAAGGATAGTTTTGTTGGGATTAAAAACACTCTAAAATCAGTAAGAGATTTTTCAATATATACATCGTTTGACTTGACTAGAGTTAACAGTAAAGTAGATGAAATAACTGATAATAATTCAATTTTTAGTATACCTGGGTTTGACACTACATTAGCTGTCAATTCATTTTTTGATATTTACTTTCAATTTTGGAAAAAGGATTTGAGTAGTATTTCTATTACAAGTAAACTTTTTCCCCGAGGTCACGTAAACGCTTTAGTAACTTTTAATAATACAGCCCAACCTTTAGTTGCTACCCTATATGTAAACGGAGTAAAAGTAGGTAGTAATACCTTTGATAAGTTGTCACCAATACATAAAAGTCCTATGTTGTATTTAGGAGTAGGAGATCCTAATAGAAAAGAAAAAAATAACTGGTTTAAAGGTGTAGTTGATAGGTTTGCTATTTTTGATTCTAACTTAAACGATGAACAGTCTATAAATCTTACTAAATCTACTGACTTTACCCTCTTTAACAAAGATTACAGTACCAGTATTAAACACTATTATGAAATGTTAAACGTAAACGGAAATTTGTTAAAAGATTTAGTAGGAGATAATGACGGATATATCCATAACTGCAAGCAGGTATATACACCCATACAGAAAGATATAGAAAAGCCAATACCACATCGTAGAAATGGTAAGTTTAAGGTATTACCGCATGATGAAAACGGGTATAGAGATGGATACTGGGTTAACTGGGCTAGTAGAGAAAACCAACTTAGATACCTACGTAAACACTATGAAAATAGATCAGATTATAAAAAAGATGGCCTATCTACCATTGAGTACAAATTACGTAATAGTTTTAATAATGGTAATTATAATCATTTAGAGGTAAAATTATGAAACTAGGAGTTTGTGTACCATACAGGAATAGAGAAGAACACCTCAACAAGTTTATACCAAGAGTAGGTAAACACTTAAAACAACATGGTATTGATTTTCAGATGTATTTCTGTCATCAAGTAGATGATAAACTTTTTAATAGAGGTGCTACTAAAAACATAGCCGCTAAACATGCTTTTGAAGACGGTTGCGATTACATAGTATGGCATGATATTGATATGATACCTGAAGGCGATACAGATTATTCATTTCCCGACAAACACCCAATACATCTTGCCACCAATATTTCTCAGATGGACTACAGGTTAAAATATCATGAATATTTCGGTGGTGCAGTTTTATTTTCTAAAGAACAAGTCGAAATGACCAATGGTTATTCCAACGAATACTGGGATTGGGGAATGGAAGATGATGATCTATTCTGGAGATGTCATTTAGAAGGTTTAACTAATGATACTTATCTTGATATTCCTTTTAATAAAAAAAAGCATCTCAAATTCAACGGTGTTGATTCTTGGGCTAAAATAAAGAAATCCAGAGAACTAAAAGATTTTAACTCTAAATCCCATACTATTTCAGTTTTATGTAGATCTTTTCAAATACCAGACAAAGTAGCACCACATCTTATAGGTGCAAAAGATACTCCATATGTTGAGTTTCCTATTATTAGAGTACCTGGTTATGATTACGGTATATCATTTAATAATTCTAGAGCATTATCCTTGCAGTATTGGAATAGTTTTAATCAACATAACTATATGTGGTTAAAGAGATATGACAACCAATGGAGTTGGGTAACAGTAGTTATAGATGAAAAATTACAGCTATCTCACTTCTATCTTAATGGTACAGAAGTTGATAGTAAAGCAGGTACAGGTAGTGAATCACCTTGGAAATATACAGGTAGGTTAAAAAAATACGGTCTTAAGGAAATTTACTTAGGTACTTCACCAAATTTAGATGACATTAACCCGGGTAAATTTTTTAAAGGGGATATAGCAGATGTAAAAGTATGGGATTATGCTTTAACTTCAACTGAAGTAAAATCACTACATAAAGAATATCCTTTAGAAGGTCTTATTTATAAATTAGATATAGACAAACTAGAAAAACATAATTTAGAGGTTATAACAGAAGACTTAAAAGTACCTAATTCTATTATTCCTCACAGAAGAAAAGGTATGTATGACTGCCTACCTCATGTAGATGAAGGTTTAGTTAACGGTAAGTGGGCTAAAGGAGAAACTACTGCTAAGAACGAAAGAAGGTACGTTTTAGAAATGCAAAAGGGTTCGTGGAAATATAAAGAAGATGGTATAAAGCAAGTAAAGTACAAACTTATAAGTGAGGAAACCTTAACCCCTAATGCTAAAATGATTAACATAGAATTGTAATGCTCAAAAAAGAAGATTTTATATGTATGACTCCTTTTACCTACACAGAGGTATTTGATAATGAGCAACGCTTGTGCTGTAATAACTGGCTTACAGAAGATAATAATATTAAGTTAACAGATAGTATTAAAGATAACTACTATTCTGATAAAGCAAACGATATCCGTGAAAGTATTTTAGATGGAAGTTACTCTCGATGTAGTGAAACACATTGTCCTAAACTTGCCGGATTAAAAGACAACGTTCTACCAAAGGACTTTATAAAAAGAACTCCAGAAAATATTAAAAAAACTAGAGAAGAAACAAGAATATCAATGGTAAATTTTTGTTTCGACAGAAGTTGTAATTTAGCATGCCCTTCCTGCAGAGTTGAGTTTATCAATGTACATGGTAAAGAAAGAGAAGAAGTAGAAGAAAAAATGAGACAAGTTGATGAGGAAATTAACGAGGAAGTAGAAAGCCTTTACCTAAGTGGTACTGCCGACCCATTTTTTTCAAACTCATACAGGAAATTTTTGATGAATTTAGATCCAAGTAGGTACCCTAAACTGCATCATATACACATACACACTAACGGCAATCTTTGGACTGAACAATTTTGGGGTAAGTTACACAAAATACACCATCTAGTTAAAACATGTGAGATAAGTATTGATGCTGCTACCAAAAGTACGTACGATGTTGTAAGAAGAGGAGGAGATTGGGACAAATTAATGGAAAATTTAAAATTCATAGTTGCTCTTCCACATGTGAATAATTTTTACTTTTCAATGGTTGTTTCAGATGACAACTACAAAGAAATGTTTGATTTTCATAAATTACTCAAAGGAATATTTGATAAGTACGCTCCTAATGCTGATTGGACTGTATTTTACAATAAACTTACCGATTGGGGTACGTATAGTCCTGAAGAATTTAAAACTAAGGCAGTATTTGAACCTGAACATGAGTTGTATGGTGATTTTTTAAATGAATTAGAAAAAATTAGACCTTTAAGAAACAAAACAACTAACTTTCCCGAATTGGGTAATAAACCTGCCATTTAATGTTAAATTTAGTTACAGTAGTTGGAAGTAATACACACCTTCTTCCTCACATGTTAAAATACTATGAGGATAAAGTTGATAAGATGTACGTATGTGTATACAAACAAGGAGAAGACGATAATATTGTGCAACAAGTAAATGAGTTAGGTATTGAACCATTCATGGTATTTACTGAACCGAAGTACAATTGGGATAGAGTAACTGAAATCTACAATACAGTGAAAGAAACCAAACCTAATGACTGGTGGTTGATAGCTGACGATGATGAATTTCATGCATACCCTTATGATATAGAAGAGATAATAAAAGACTGCGAGAAAAATAAATATACCTTTGTAACAGGAGGGTTTCTAGACAGAATAGGTGAAAATGGTACATTTCCTGAAGTACATAAAGACACAGATATACTTAAAGCCTTTCCGTACGCAGGATATTTTAGATATCCAATGTCTGGTGCTTGCCCTAATAAGGTCACGTTAACAAAAGGTTCACAAAAGATCACATCAGGTCAACACTATGCTTATTTTGATGAACAAACCAACAGTTGGGGTAGACATCATCCAAAACGTATGCCTATCCAAAAGGTATTTACACAGGTACATCATTTTAAGTGGGATTCATCTTGCATACAAAGAGTGAAAGATGTTTCAGAAACCAAAGAAGAATATACCTACTGGTGGGAGTATAAGAAACTATACGATGCCATAAAAGAAAATAAATTTAAAATAGATGTTAATAAACCTGAGTATAAGATAGTCAAAATGAAAAATAATTCATATATTGATTATAATGATTACCCTCACTGGAATATGTTAACAGAATATATTATTAGAATATAATGGCTAGACAGAAATTTTTTAACTCAGACTCTTATTGTGCAATGCCATTTGTTGGTGTAAACGTTACCTCTGGTGGTAATATGAGATACTGTTGTTTTGCTGAAGATTTATTACAAGAAGATGGATTTGATTTATCAATAAATCAAGATACACTTAAAGATGGTTGGAACAGTGAAACAATTAAAGAAACCAGACGTAAAATGATTGCTGGTGAAGAGGTACCTGGATGTAGTAGATGTGTAAAAGAGGAAGACTTTACAAACTATGGTCCAAGAGTAAGCATGACCTCTGAATGGATTAATAAAATAGGAAGAGCAGGACTAACAAAACTTTTACAAGAAGCTCAAGCTAACGACTACAAATTATTAGATAACCCAGTTTACTTAGATTTACGTTTAGGTAATTTATGTAATCTTAAATGTAGAATGTGCAACCCGTGGAATTCCTCTCAAATAGATAAAGAAAACAAACAACTTTGGTCTCAAGATAAAAAATATAGAGAAGTATGGGTTGAAGAATATGGAGGACAAGCACATGGATTAGATGAACAACAGGAATGGTTTGAAGCAGATATTTTGTGGGATGATATAGTAGATTTTATTCCTAGTCTTAAAAAAGTATATTTTACCGGTGGTGAACCTACTATGATTCAAGGCAATTTTAGATTTCTACAAGAGTGTTTAGACCAAGGTAGACCAGACATTATACCTTTCTTTAATACTAACCTGACTAATAGAAATAAGAAATATATAGAACTCATATCTCAATTCGATCAAGTAGATATTAACGGAAGTTTAGATGGATTTGGAGCTATGAACGAATATATTAGACAACCAGCAAAATGGAACGCTGTATCCAAAAATTTTGAACTGTATGCATCATTTAAAAATATACACTTAGGTATATCACCAGTATTTCAGGTATATAATATTTTTAATGCAGGTCAACTAATAGAATATATCGAATCAGTTAAGAAAAAATACAACCGAAATATACATATTGACTGGTTATTAAACACACATCCAGTACTACTAAAAGCAGAAATTTTACCCTATGAAATAAGAGAAAAAGCTCAAAATAAACTTTATGCATATTATAAGACATTAGACAAGACTAACTTAGATAATATGACTAGAACAAGTACTGAAAAAATATTAAATTATCTAACTGAATCTAAAGAACACAACGATGACAAAATCAAATCGTTTTTAAACTACACTAATTCGTTAGATAAATATAGAAAGCAAAGTTTTAAGAAATCTTGTTCAGAACTTTACCAAGCTATGTACGACCACAACCCTAACTATTTTGAAAATGAATAAACTACCAACAGATACTTTCTGTGTACTACCATGGATACATATGGCATCATTTCCTAACGGAAGATCACCAATATGTTGTATGGCTACTGAGACTCCAGAAGAAGTAAACCTTAACAGTATGAGTCTTCCTGAAATAGTTAATTCTGATTACTATAAAGGAGTTAGAGTGGAAATGTTACAAGGTAAAAAACCACGTACATGTTCGTTTTGTTTTAAAGAAGAATCTAATGGAGGTACTAGTTACAGAATGAATCAGAATAAAGAATGGACAGATAAACTAACCTCTAAAGTAATCGAGGAGATTGTGTCTAAAACTGAAGAAGACGGGACTATTCCTTTTAATCTTATTAGTACAGACTTTAGGTTAGGTAATACCTGTAACCTCAAGTGTATTATGTGCCAACCTCAAGACAGTAGTAAGTGGGTTGGTGATAACGACAAGTTAGTCGAAATGACAAGGCTTGGTGATAACGATGGAGGAGCTAAAAGAATATTTCAACAAAAGCAAGATAACTATAAACGTGAAGATTACGAGTGGTATAAAAAAGATTCATTCGCCCAGTCATTAATTGATAATGGTAAAAATATTCGCCATATGATTATTGCAGGAGGAGAACCTTTTTATATAAAAGAACACAAAGAGTTAATAAAGAAGTTAGTTGAGAACGGTTCATCTAAAAATATTGACATTTCATACCACACTAATGGAACTATATACGATCAAGAGTTGGTAGATTTGTGGAAAGAATTTAATTTTATTACATTGTATTTTTCTTTGGATAGTTTTAAAGATGTAAATAGGTACTTAAGATATCCTTCATACTTCGATGTTTTAGAAAAGAATCTTCATAAATTCGATAAAGAGTGTGCACCTAACACAAGGTTGTGTATACTATCTACAACTACTAACCTAAGTTTATGGTACACACCAGATTTTGTAAAATGGGTTGAAGATCAATATTTTTACCGTATAGGGTGGTCGGATGATGATCCATTAAGAGCTTACATTTTTTCCGGTGTAGTACATTATCCTGAGTTTTTAAATCCTAATGTATTACCGAAAAAAGTAAAAGCAGCCATAACTGAAAAACTACAAAAACATATAGTTGAGTATAAAGATAAGTTAGTGTATGAGAACTTACAAGCATATATAGATATGATGAACAGTTCAGACGGGTCCCACCGTTTACCTGAACTTAAAGAATACCTAACAAACTTAGATAAACTTAGACCAACTAATTATAAAGAGACATTTAAAGAACTCATAGATTTAGGTTTATTTGAAGATGAATAAGAAAAAGATATACTTAGGGTATAAAGCAGGATTGGTTAAAGGTAACGACCTTAGATGTAATCATGATAAAGAAATATATTCTGACAGGTATTGTCAAATGTATACTGAATTTTTACCCGTACTATACGACAATAAAGAATTCTTAAAAACAGTTTATCCTCAATATATTTTCAGGAACTATACAGTTGAAGAGATCGAAAACAAAATACACGCTAAATTTCCTATTTCGCAAGAAAAATTTAATAACCTCGAGGATAATATAGCTAATTCACTTAGATGGTCAAAGTACGGTGTAGACAACAGGTACTACCACCACGTAAGGTTAGAGTATACAGAACTTATCAAAAGAGACATTAAGTTCTATGTACCTATTCCTATACTTAATCACCAATTACCCGATGTTGATCTTGATAAAGTAACGTTACCTCAAGACTTATTAGAGTATATATCAAAAGGAAAAGCTAAAATTTTAATTTATCAAGATGCAGAAGGATTTTTATATAAAGATTCTGACATAAAATGGTTTAATGATTTTGCTAAAAAGCACAACCTTAACAAAACTAACTTTTTAGTTGAGAGTGCAAATCAAAATTTCGAGGTACTATGTAGTAAATACGAAAAAAAATCACTTTTAGAAAAAAATAGATTTCAAATACTACCAAGTACTGATTTTGAAGATAGACCATGGTTTTCAAAACGACCTAAACTTTATCCTCACGAACTAAAGTATCACTATGAACAGTTTTTTGATTATTTAGATCACAAAATTAACTACCAGCATACCAAAAAATTAAGTGCTGTAGCAAGAAGATTTTCAGGAGAAAGAGCTGCAATTTTTCATAAAGTGCAAACAACTCCAGTACTAAAGGAAAATACATACTCTAGTCTACACAACCCATACGGTTCAGAAAAACACCATTGTTTAGAGTTAGTTAAACATTTAGAGCTTGGTAAAGATGTAGTCAATTGGTTAAGTAGTAATTTTGATTTTGTTAGCGGACATAGTTGTGATCTACACAACCCAGAATTTAACTGGGCATCAGAATTAAACCCAGTGATTCATATGGATACTCTTGTGAACGTCACTATAGAGACTCATCAAAGACCTTCTGAGGAAATATTTTTAAGTGAAAAAACATATAGACCTTTTTATACAGCACAACCATTTATTATTTTTGGTAACCCTGGCACACTAAGGGTCCTAAAAAAAATGGGGTATAAAACTTTCGATAAATTTTGGGATGAAAGTTATGATGAGGACGTAAGTATAGCAGAAAGGTTAAAAAGACTTTTTGATACAATGATTAAAATAGCCGAAACTCCAATGGAAGAGTTAAACAGTTATATGGAAGATTTTGAACCTATACTTCGACATAACTTTAACGTGTTTATGAGTGGTCAAAGAATAAACAAGAAACATAAGAGGCTATATTACGATATGTACACACCTGATGATATATACCTACAGCCCAAACCTATTATATAATATATTTATAGTTAATGAAGAAACTTATCGCAGGTGGGTGTAGCTTTACTTATGAAGATTGGTGCTGGCCCGGTCATCTACAAAAAGAATTAAAAAAAGTATCTTCCAGATACAACACAACGACTTTCGACGATTTAGAGTTAGTTAACGTTGCAATGGGTTCAAATGGTAATGATCTTATTAAAAAAAGTATTGTTGCACAAGTAGAGAAAGAACTTAAAACCACTAAACCAGAAGACATCGTAGTAGGAGTAATGTGGTCAGGACCGGATCGGTGGAGCTTTCACTCAGAGGAACAATTAGACGCTAACGATTGGGGTGGAAATGGAAATTCAAATATCATTAATCCACGTAGTATTGTTGAACATCACTATAAGTGGTACTTCATGAATGCCGGTTGGGTTAACGACCATTCCACACTTTATTACTCTACCTTTCATAGTCATGTAGGGTCTTATATTAGTACTTTGGAGTGTATAATATTTTTACAACTGTATCTTGAAGCAAAACAAATTAAGTATTTCATGACAACATACATGGATATATTTAACATTCCATACATACCCATAAACGTTAAAACTTCTCCTGAAACAGAGTACCTTTACCAAATGGTTAAATTTAACAAGTTCTTACCGGTAAAAGGTTGTTACGAACACTTGACTCAGCACTACCCTGAAGGAATGCCAAATGATGAAGGAGTTCATCCTTTACCTTCAGGTCAAGAATATTTTGCAAAAAATGTTATTTTACCTTTTTTGTTACAGCATAACGTAATTGAAAACTATTTATTTCAAAAAAAAGAGTTAATATGAAAATAGGTTTTATTGGAGTTGGGAAACTCGGTAAAGATGCTGCCGAAGTTATGGCAGAAAAACATGAAGTTATAGGTTACGATGTAATAGAAGTATCTCCTGAAAACTTTAAAATGGTACCTACGATTGAAGACGCATGTCAAGATCGTGAACTTATATTTATAGCAGTACCTACTCCTCATGACCCAGACTATGATGGTAGATACCCAACATCTCATTTACCTAATAAAGATTTCGACTATACTATAGTTAGTGACGTGTTAGATGAAGTAAATAAACACGTAAATAAAGACCAACTTATTGTACTTATATCTACTGTTCTACCTGGAACTATAAGAAGAGAGTTTATAGATAAAATACCAAATGGTAGATTCATTTACAACCCTTACTTAATAGCAATGGGTACAGTAAAGTGGGATATGGTTAATCCAGAAATGATTATAGTAGGGACTGAAGATGGATCTACTACTGGAGATGCAAAACTATTGTTAGAGTTCTATGAAACCTTTATCACAGAAGGTACAAGATATGAAGTAGGTACATGGGATGAAGCAGAAGCAATTAAGATATTCTACAACACATTTATATCTACTAAAGTAGCATTAGTAAACATGATACAAGATGTTGCTGAAAAAGGAGGGAATATGGATGTTGACGTAGTAACTGGTGCATTAGAGAGATCTACTTACCGTATATTAGGACCAGCTTACATGAAAGCAGGCATGGGTGATGGAGGAGGATGTCATCCAAGAGATAATATAGCATTGAGGTACATGGCTGAAGAGTTAGGATTAGGTTACGACTTATTTGATGCTATAATGGAAGCAAGAGAGAAGCAAGCTAAAAATATGGCAACCAGACTTGTTATAGAATCAGATAAAGCTAATTTACCTATTGTTATATTAGGAGAAGCTTACAAACCAGACGTACACTATAAAGACGGTTCATCTTCTATATTAGTAGGACACTACTGTGAATCATACGGTTCAGCTAAAAAAGTAACATACGACCCAGTACAACCAATAAAAGCAGTTTACCTATTAGGACATATGGGTAAACATCACGATTATAATTTTCCAGAAGGTTCTGTAGTAGTAGATCCATGGAGATCATTCAAAACTAAATCAAATATTAAAGTTATACATTATGGCAAAACAAGAAAGTAAAAAATCTGTGAAACTTACAGAAGAAGAGATAAAACAACTTGAAACCACCCAGGTAAATAGAAACAAACTTTTAATAGAGTTAGGACAAATAAAGTTAGCAGAAATAACTTTAGAAAAACGTTTAGAGAATGCAGAAAACTTTTTATCTGAACTCGAACAACAAGAAAGTTCTGTTGCTAAATTATTAGAAGATAAATACGGTAACGGTTCTATTGATATTAAAACAGGAGAATTTACAGCTTCTTAAATTTTGACACTTTTTTTGTATATTTATTTAAGTAAGAGATTACTCTATACATATAAACGGTTTCGATTCTCTTTGAATATTTATTATAGAAAAACAATTTAACTTAAAATAACATGGCAGAAACTTTAATCTCCCCAGGCGTTTTAGCAAGAGAGAATGATATCTCGTTTATTGCACCTGCACCGTTAGAAGCTGGAGCTGCACTTATTGGACCTACCGTAAAAGGACCTGTAGAAGAACCTACAGTAGTTACTTCATACGGACAATACCAAAGAGTGTTTGGTACCACTTTTGCATCAGGTTCAAACAAGTTTGAGTACTTTACTTCAATCGCAGCTAAATCATACTTTGAACAAGGAGGAAATTCAGTATTAGTAACCAGAGTAGTATCTGGTTCATTCACCGCAGCATCTAACACGTCTATTACGGCATCAGGAGTTGCATCACAACCATTTACTTTAGAAACTCTTGGCAAAGGAGCTTTGCTTAACAACGCAACAGGGTCATCCCCAGATTCAGCTGTTCACAATAGTGACGGAAGTTTGGCAGATGGAGAAGCTGATAATTTAAGATTTGAGATTTCTAATGTTAATAACAGTGTTGGTACATTTTCACTACTTGTACGTAGAGGAGATGATAACACAAAAGGTAAAATTATTCTTGAATCATTTAATGACTTATCATTAGATCCAAATTCAGAGAATTATATCGAAAGAGTTATTGGTAATCAATACAAGACAAAATCAACAGACGGAGAAGTAACATACATCTCAACAGTAGGTGAATATGTTAACAGATCACGTTATATTAGAATTACTTCAGTAAACACTCCTACACTTAACTATGTAGGAAATGACGGTATTACAGTAGGAACAGATGGAGATAGTGTAAGTTATTCTGGTTCTTTACCAGTGGCACAATCTGGATCCTTCCACGGAGCAGCAGGACAATTATATAAGAACGATGCAGCTAATAACCATTTTGGTGATATTACAGATACCAATACACAAGGTTTAGAAGCAACTTCTTATGCTGATGCAATTGCAATTCTAGAAAATAAAGACGAATACGTGTTTAACATTATTTCAGCACCTGGTCTTATTTACGATTTTGGAACACATAAAACACAACTAGACAGTATTATATCTCTAGCACAGAATAGAGGTGATTCAATTGCTGTAATAGATGTAGAGCAATACGGAGCTACAGTGAGCAATGCAGTAGCTGCAGCAGGAACAATCAATAGTTCATATACAGCAACTTACTGGCCATGGTTACAAACACAATCTGCTACAGGCAAGAATGTTTGGATCCCAGCATCAGTAGTAATACCAGGAGTATATGCATTTACAGATGGAGCAGCCGCACCTTGGTTTGCACCAGCAGGTTTAACAAGAGGAGGAATTCCTAACGTTATCCAAGCAGAAAGAAAGCTAACAAGAGCACAAAGAGATTCACTTTACAATGCTAATGTTAACCCAATTGCTACCTTCCCAGGAAGTGGAATTTCAGTATTTGGACAAAAAACATTACAGAAAAAGAAATCTGCTCTTGATAGAGTAAATGTTCGTAGATTGTTAATTAACTTGAAAAAGTTTGTTAGCGATGTATCAAGAAACTTGGTATTTGAACAAAACACTACAGTAACTAGAGACTTATTCTTATCACAAGTGAATCCATTTTTGGAATCAGTTGTACAAAGACAAGGATTGTATGCCTTTAGAGTAGTAATGGACGACAGCAATAACACACCAGATGTGATCGATAGAAACCAATTGATCGGGCAAATATTTATTCAACCAGCAAAAACGGTAGAATTTATTCAACTTGACTTTACAATTGAACCTACTGGAGCAACATTTGGAGCATAATTTAATTAATGTATATTTATAATAAAGCAATAAAATGGCAGTACTAGAATCAACTCAGATTAACGCAGCGATATTTGAACCTAAAGTGCAAAATAGGTTTCTTATGTCAATGGGTGATACAGGTATACCAGCCTTTATGGTTAAAAACGTTACTGCTCCTAACTTTGAGGACGAAGTAGTAAAGTTGGACCATATCAACACATATACTAAAATAAGAGGAAAAAGAGAATGGGGTAACATGGACATGACTTTATATGATCCAATCACACCTTCAGGAGCACAGGCAGTAATGGATTGGGCTCGTTTATCTTATGAGAGTGTAACTGGTAGAGCTGGATACAGAGATTTTTATAAAAAAGAAATCAAATTACAAATATTAGGACCAGTAGGGGACGTAGTGAGCGAATGGGTATTAAAGGGAGCATTCATCACAAACATGTCTCAAGGTTCATTCGATTGGTCAACTTCTGATGTAGCAGAATTGACTATGACAGTGGCAATGGATTACTGCGTACTTAATTACTAACTTTTTACCTCCAACCACCTGGAAATGCCGGCCTTGTGCCGGCTTTCCTATCTTTTATTCCTAAGTTTAAGTAAATATTAAGAGAAGTTTAAGAGAAGTTCTTATATTTATTAATATAAAAACATCCTTATGAAGAGAGCACTATTAATTGGCTTGCTGTTATTCGGGATGAATGCACAAGCCACATCCGGCAAAGACGGTGATGATAGATTAAACACACTTAAGAAAAAATCTATTTACTATGAAATTAAAGTAAAAATAGAGTCCGGAGAAATTACATTAGAGGAGGCACAGAAACTCTGGCACAAGAAAATTAAACATTTAAGAAAAGAAGAGGGTAAATAACCCTCTTTTTTATTTATAGGAAAAGGCAAAGTTAATATATCTATATTTAATGAACAGATTAATAACGTTTGGTTGTAGTCACACTGAAGGTTCATCTCTTCCACAGAGTAATGAACAAGTATGGGGTAAGATAGTTAGTAAGCATTTAGGGTTAGAATTTGTAAATGAAGGTATATACCGTTCAAGTAATAAACTTATCGCTCATCAAATAAGAAATTTTAATTTTCTTCCTACAGACACTGTAGTAGTGTTATGGTCCTATACATTACGTCATACTAAGTTAGAAAGCAAATATTCTTTCGAACATTTTACACCTAATAATGAAAAAAGAATAAACAAAACATACTATAAGTACTTTTATTCAGATTATGACTCTGAGTTTACAAGTAAGGTTTATGTAAACTATATATTACACTACCTTTTGAGTTCTGGTATAAAGTTTTATTTTGCAGGCATAACTCACGACACTCTTAACAATTTAACAGATATTAACGATTATAACTTACCTATCGATTTTGAATACTATCAGACACGTTACAAAATATCTACATTAGACAAACACCTTGGAGTATTGGGTAATGTAATATACGGTAATGATATGACAGAAAAAATATTACACAAAGGATACACTCCTTTTGTAGATTTTAAACCTTTTCCTGTAAATTTATTATAATAACCTTAGTAATAGTTTGTAGAAAAAGATAAAATTTATATATTTATATATAACAATAGTTACAACTAATAAAATTTATGGAATCAGAAAACAAATTTCCAACTGAATTTATCGATCTACCATCAAAAGGTTTACTTTATCCTAAAGATTCTCTTTTATCTTCTGGTAAGATTGAAATGAAGTATATGACTGCTAAAGAAGAGGATATACTTACTAATCAAAACTACATCACTAGAGGTACTGTAATTGATAAACTAATTAAAGCACTAATAGTAGATAAGAGCATTAAGTATGGAGAGCTACTTGCAGGTGATAAGAACGTATTACTTGTTGCAGCACGTATACTTGGATATGGTGAAATTTACGAATTTGAGTATAACGGTACTAAACAGTCAGTTGATTTATCTAAATTGGATAATAAAACAATTGACGATACTATGTTTGAAGCAGGTAAAAATGAGTTTGCATTTACTTTACCTACTACCAAAAAAAATATTACATTTAAACTACTCACACATCAAGATGATCTAGATATAGATCAAGAAATAAAAGGATTACAAAAAATTAACAAAGACAGTAGTCCAGAAATGTCTACTAGACTGAAACATATTTTAATTTCAGTCGATGGTAAGACAGACCAAAAAACTATTAGAGACTTTGTTGATAATGAATTTTTAGCTAGAGATGCTAGAGCATTCAGGAACCATTATGCGTCAATTCAACCGGATTTGGATTTAACGTTTTATCCTGAAAATGGTCCGGAGGAGGGTGTTGATATCCCCATCGGGATTAACTTTCTTTGGCCTGACGCAGTCCTATAGGAAACAGTTTTATAAGCAAATACACGAAATAGTATTTCACGGTAAAGGAGGTTATGATTGGCATACCGTTTATAATATGCCTATTTGGTTACGAAATTACACGTTCGAAGAAATAAAGAAATTTTACGACGAACAAGCTAAAGCAAATAATAACCAAAAAAAGAAACTTGACGACCAACCTACTGGCCCTGCAATAAGACAGCCAGACTATACAACTAAGGCCCGTAAATAGGGCCTTTCCTATTTATATAAAACATTATTACACACTATGGCAGATTCGTCTGAAAAAATGCAAAGAGATTTTGAGAGGTTGAAAAAGGACTATGAAAGGTTCACTAAACAACAACCCCCAAAAATGTTTGCTCAAATGTCTAAAGATACTGAGGAAGCTCAAAAGCAAATGTCTCTTTTTCAAACAGCTGTCGATAATGCGAGAAGAGAAGCAAGAGGGTTGTTCGGAGTATTTTCAGACTTAGAGTCTCAGTTAAAAGCTAATTTATCTGAAATTAGTAAAACTAACACAGCAACTAGAACAGGTCAAAGAGCTTATGCAAGCTTAGTAAAAGAGGTTGAAAAATTAGCTGATGAACAAGCAGGTATTTATTCACTATCACTTAAGGAACTTAAAACATCAAAAGATAGAGCTAAATCAAGTCTTCGTATTTTACAAGATTCCATATCATTAGTTCAACAAGAAATAACAGCTCGTCAACGAGCAGGTCTAGAAGCAACTGAAAGTCAATTAGCATTACTAGGTGCACAAAAAGCAAGATTTGCACAAGAAAATTTAGCTGTAGCAAAAATTGAACAAAGATTAGCATTAGAAAGAAAAGTTTTAGACAATGTTAAACTAACTGGAGGTGCTTTACAAGGTATAGGCAATCTTGCTGCTTCATTAGGACTCTCAGGGTTTGCTGAAAGTATAAGCGATATTTCCCAGAAATTAGAAGATGACATAAGGGCTAACCTTGTCAAAACTGCAGAAGGAAGAATACCTGCCGCAAAAAGACTAAGTGCTATAGATAAGGAGACGTTATCTATATTACGTGAAAAGGCAGATAGTGAAGAAGAGTTAACCAAAAAGGAAAAAAGCCAACTTGCAACTCTTGAGAAAAAGGAAGCATCGCATCAAGAGTCACTTGATACCCTAATAGATCAAGTTAGTACAACGGCAACCTTAGGTGCCAAATTTGAAGCTTTAGGTAGTGCTGCAAAAGAGTTTGCAAAACAACTTTCAGACCCTCTAGTGTTCATAACAGGAATGCTAAAAGGTTATCTTGCTATAGATAAAGCTGCAACAGATTTTCAAAGAACTACGGGTCAGAACGCTAGAGCAATTGCTGGTCAAAATTCTGCTTTAGTTACTTCTGCTGAAACTTTAGAGTTAATGAATAAGTTTGCAGAGCAAACTAACCTTAACCTAAATAATTTATTCAGTCCACAGGAAGTAGGTAAGTTAGCAGAAGTTGCTAAGATGTTAGGTATCGGAGCAGAAGGAGGTGCAAACCTAGCACAAAACCTAAAATTATCAGGTAGAAACATCGATGACTTTAATGAAGGAGCATTATCTGGGGCTAAAAGTGTCGTAGCAGCTGGAGGAGCTGGAATCAATTTAGGAAAAGTTCTTAAGGATACTGCTAATACATCTCAAGAAATTGCTTTATCATTAGGTAGTAATCCTGCTTCAATTGCTAAAGCCAATGCAGCAGCACAAAGGTTAGGTCTTACGTTAGAACAGGTCGACGGTATTGCAGGAAGTATGCTTGATTTTGAATCTTCCATACAAAGTGAACTTGAAGCACAGTTACTGACAGGTAAAAACATAAATCTTTCTAAAGCAAGAGAGGCAGCGTTGAATAACGACCTTAAAACCTTGTCAGATGAGATTCTTAACAATAATGCACTTAGTAACGATTTTGGTAAATCTAATCGTATACAGCAAGATGCAATGGCGAAGGCATTAGGTATGTCTAGAAAGGAACTTGGTAACATGATTGCCTTAGAGAAACTACGTTCAGGTATTTCAGCTGATGTAGTAGCGGAACAAATGAATATGAGAAAAGAGCAACTTTTACAAATTGATGCTCAAGATAAGTTCCAAACAGCTATCACTAAGTTACAACAATCTTTAGGTCCACTTATTGATGCATTTATACCCCTATTGGATATTTTGTTAGTACCTGTTCAACATTTAGGTGAAATGCTGGCGAAAGTATCACAACTAGGTCCTTCAATAAGAAAAGCTTTTAATATTGATGAAATAATGGAATCTCCTTTTGGAGGTCTTTTAAAAATACTCAGTGGCGTAATAGGAGGAGTAGTTACATTTAAACTTGGCACAGCTTTACTTGCCTGGGCTACTAGAGGTACATTTTTTAACCCGATGGTAGTGATGGATGTAAAAGGCGGTGGTACAGTTTCTATGCTTAAAAACTTGTTTAAAAAAGGCGGATTGAGTAAACTACTTTTCGGTACCAAGGTAGGTGGTCAGTTCTTAAAAGGAGGCGGCAGGGCAGCAGCTGGAACAGTCAAAGGAGGACTAGTGCCTACAATAACCAAGTTCTATAATAATCTTTCCACTAGGTTTGGTTCTTTATTTAAAGGAATGAAATCTTTCGGTAAGTTTGGAAAAGTATTTGCTAAAGGATCAGTAATTTTAACTGCTTTACTTGTTGCAGCAGAAGCCGTTTCCAACTTTTTTGAATATGGATTTATAAAAGGTATTGAAAAAACTTTAAGAGATAATGCTGGAGCTACACTTGGTGCCGTCGTTGGAGCATTACTTGCACCTTTCACAGGAGGTATAAGTTTAATTATTGGACCAGCAATTGGTGCTATTTTAGATTACTTTGACGTTTTTGGTCTGAAAAAAGGATTTAAAGAACCTGGAAAGCAGGAAATACCCACATACAACAGTAGTGAAAGACTACAAGACTTTATAATTAGACCTGGACAACCACCAGCTGCTTTTGATAAAGGTGATATAGTAGTAGGGTTAAGACCTGAAGGTATACAATCAGGAGGAAGTTCAGATACAACAAGCCTGGAGAAAAAGTTAGATGAACTTATAGATAAAGTAGCTAATATTAGAGGAGATGTATTCATAGACGGTAACAAAGCTGGTAATTCAATATTTGCAGCTGCGACTAACCTATCTTAACACTATTTATATTAAAATATTTTACCATGGCAAATAAATCAATGTTCGAAAGACAATTTACATCTGACTATGGGTATTCAAGAGATGTCAATAATTCTGATGTACCTTTGAACACTCAAAGAGATGGATCAACGTTACACAACGTGACTTCATTGAATAATGACCCAACTGTAGAAAATGAATTAGCAGGTAGATTTAACGTACCTTCTAAAAATGCAGCTTTAAAATCAAGTGTTGCTAAAGTATCACCTTTAAGTGTACAAGGTAGTGGCAATAGTTCACTATACGGTGCAACACCTTCAGCTGACAAACAGTACGATCAGTATTCAAAGGACTTCCAATAAAAATGACATTAATTAATGGCTTTCTTAACAAAAAAAAGAGACCTTCGTGGCCAGTTTGAACGTTATTCTGCGGATGGATCAGAACATGTAGATCCAAACAATCCAAACAGAAATAACATAGGCGGTGCAGATAGATCTCCTTTAGTTACAAAGCCATTTGAGTTCAAATATAATCAGGTTAACAGCCGTGCTACAGATCTAGAACGTTTTGTAAAGTTTCTAGGTACACCAAGCGGACTAAAGATGCAAGCTAATATTGCAATCTTACAACAGTCTGGTAGAGATCTTAGAGCTACTTTTAACAAAAACAAAAAGGCAGGAGGGTCTAAAGTAGGTAACATATTAAGAGCGGCAAAAGCAATTGCTCTAGATACCATTAAAGGTAATTTAGGGTTTACAGCTAATATAGCAAAACAAATACCACTCAACGGTACCGGCACACACTTCGTAAACAACCTTAACGGACCAACATACCTCAAACAAGGTGGTGACCCTAAATCAGCTTTAGGTAATTTTCTTAAAGATACTATAGCTTTACCGGAAACTGCATTCGGTATGAGAATCGGAGGATCAGCTCCATTAGGTCCAGATCCAGAAGGAGCAGGTGCTGTAAAATCTAATTTTGTAGACGGGACAGATAGGTTAATGGATAGTTCTTATGATACAGAACCTAATCTATCAGACGATCTCCTTCAAGACCCTATAAGAAGTGCTAAGAAAACACTTGATGCATTTGCAAAAAAAGCAAATAAAAGTTTAGAAAATAGTAAACGACAAGCTTTAGGTGAGAAAAGTTTATCAGGTGAACCTCTTTTAGATAATTCAGCACCCTTATCACAGGCATTTGCTGCATCTAGGTACACAAGAGTTAATAAACAAAAAGGAGAAGAGTTTAAAGGTACTAGTGAAACTGAATTTAATACACCTGTGTATAAACCATCTCAAGATGAAGACGTTTACACGGTTAGTAAATACACAATAGACTATAAACTTAATGATCAAGGAAAGGAATTAGGTACTTTTGACATACATGAAGATTCTACTGTTAATGTAGAATTGGATGACAATTTACCTGATACGTTTAAAAAAGATATAATACCATTTAGATTTAGTAGTATTACCCCAGAATCTTCAAAAACGTTTCTTTTTCAAGCACTACTTGATAGTTACGATGATAACTATACAGCTAATTGGAATTCTACACAATACGTAGGAAGAGGAGAAGAATTTTTTACCTTTAACAATTCAACTAGAAATATAACGTTTAGTTTTAAAGCAGCATCTTTTAACAAAGATAGTTTGGATATCCTTTATAAAAAGCTTAACTTATTAGCAGGTACTACAGCCGCTAATTATTCAGAAGGTGGTAATTTTATGAGAGGAACCTTAACTAGGATTACGATAGGTGATTTACTTTATAGACAGAATGGATTTATCACAAGTATAGGTTTGAGTTGGAATAACAGCTATCAGTGGGAAATAGATGCGTATGAAGAGGGGTTAGAAAAATTACCTCACGTACTAAACGTGTCCGTTAGCTTTACTCCACTTCATTCATTTAATGTTAAATCTGATGTGAATTTAGATGATGAAAAGTACTTTGGTAAAAGAACAATTAACCCTCCACAACCTAGACCTAAAGTTAGAAAAAAGAAAATCACCCCAGAAATACCTAAAGAAATACCTAAAGGGCCTTTAACACTGACTCCTACCATGACTCCTACCATACCTGTGAGTTTAGATTTTACAGTACCGAATGCAGTTAGCGACACAGTACAGTTTACAACTACCGGCCAAGGTCTTGATACAATAGGTACTGGTGATGAAAGGAAAAGAGGACAAAAAGGAGGGTACATAGTAGATTAAGATGGCTAGTAGATACGAAAATAGTACTTTATCAAGAGATAGAAAAGGTAAAAGATTTTTTACCAACCCTATCTATCCGGAAATACCTGTAACAGAGAATGACATCTACGTTATTACTACAGGTACAGATAGGTATGATAAATTAGCTTTACAGTTTTATCAAGACAGTAGTTTATGGTGGGTCATAGCAATGGCAAACAATTCAAAAACTGATAGCTTGGCTGTAAAGCAAGGAATACAACTAAGAATTCCTGCTAGTCCCGGTAACGCTGTAAGTCTATTTGAAGAGTTTAATGCCAATAGATAATGTCAGGAACAGGAGAAACTTTTTACTCAGGTATTTCAGATGCAGCAGCAGCTCAGTTAAAAGCTAGAGAAGAACTCGCATCAGCAGAATTCAAGACCACTCAACAAGTGTCTTATCTCAACTCTAACACAGGATTTGTTAAAGTAACTTCAGGTGTAGATGCCATTACTAGGAATGCTAGATTTGAAGACCCAGACTATAGAAAGAGGGCTGTACCTTTCACACAGTATCAAGATTTACAACAAGGAGAACAAGGTGGGTACAATCAAACTTACTACCCAGAAGAAACTTCTGCATATCTTGCAAGAAGAGTAATACTATTTAACGGTACATCTAAAGCTGACGGTAGTGGTGTAAAGATGAGATCTGGTATAGATTTTGACGGTATACCTTTAACAACTAGTGATAAAGCATACAATCACTATAACTCTTTGGGAATACGTCCAATGCCCGGTATAACTAGTTTTGATATTCAAAGTTATAACCCTTACGGTACCTTGAGAATAGCAAATGTAAAATTCGTTGTACATACATTAGAAGATTTAGATTTAGTAGAAAAATTATTTTTACGTCCAGGTTACTCTTGTATAGTAGAGTGGGGACATACTGACTATATTAACAACAGCGGAGAACATAAAAAACCCGTTATGGGTAGCACAACACTATCAAACTCTACCCTTTTCGATAGAGGTAAAATAGTAGATGTTGAGAATGAAATGCAGCAAAAAAGGATAAATTCAAGTTTCAATTACGATGCCTTTTTTGGGTATGTAACAAACTTTGATTATATTTTCAGACCAGATGGAGGTTTTGACTGTAGTATGAAAATCGCATCAAAAGGACAGGTATTAGATTCGATAAAAAGTGGTACTGCATCTGAATCAATTAAAATAACTCCCAAGGAAGCTGGAAAGAAAAAAGACGGCAAGATAGGTTATATAAAAAGTATTTTTCACTTCTGGCTAACAGTAGTTTCGGAATATCATAGTGAAGCATTAAAAGGAGGACCTGACACATTTACTCAATCAGGTACTAGTTTAGGTACCATTTTTGACGAGTTTAGTAGTAAAAATAAAGTAGAATGTGTACCTTATGAAGACCTAACAAAACTTTATGATTCTTTTCATGCAATATACACCGATGTTACAGAAGACGCATATTTTTTTGCTGAGGATGTAAAAACTACATATATTCCACTACGATTTTTATTAGAAATTTTTAACTTGGGTGGTTCATTATACGATAGAAAAGGTGCTGATAGACAAACCCTTGTAGAGTTTGAAACTGTTAATAGTAATAAGTATAACAGATTTCCAGGAATGTTTTCTACTAAGATACATAAAGTTTTAATTCCAACTGAAAAAGAGTACAATGGTATTCATTATGGATTTCTTAAATTTACAAACTCAGTATTCGTTGGCAGTGATACTGTTTACCCAGTAAACGATAAATTAAAAAGTTACAGTGATGGAAACAATAAAATATTAGACATACATATTAGTATAGGTGTAATATTTGAAAAGTTAGAAGCACTAGTAAAAGATGTAGGGGATAGTGTGAATTTTATAGATTTTATCAAAGGTGTGCTTTCTGAGATAAATGGCTCATTAGGAAATATTACTAACTTAGATGTGTATTTTAATGAAACAGCTGATAAGTTTGAAATAGTAGACAGAAACGGACCTAAACCTAAAACCATACCTAAAATAAATTTAACAGGATTAAAGTCTACAGTTAAAAATTTAAATATTGCAAGTTCTGTTACTAACAATATAGCAGCTCAAATAGCAATTGCAGCACAAGGCAGAGACACAACCTACCCAACTAATGTGAGATCTATAAGAGGGTGGAATGAGGGTTACGTTGACAGGTTCTTTGTGGATAAACTTAAACCTAGTGACCAAGAGGATAAAACTCCTTTGACTGTTGAAAAATATATTCAACAAAACCAAGATATAGCAGACCAAACTAAACAGTACTACGAACTGTTATTTGACGACGGTGAAATTAATCTAGATACTCAAGATAAAATAGAAAACGAATTAAATTCTTTCCTGATTATTGCATACCAACGTTATTTGTTCGACAATCAAAAACCAAGTCCTATTCCTATACCTGTAAATTTGGATATAACTATGAAAGGATTTTCAGGACTTAAAATTGGTCAATCTTTTAAAGTTCAGGATAGTTTACTTTTACCTAAGTACAAAAAGTACTGTTTTATAGTTGTTGGATTAGAACATCAGGTACAAAATAATGAATGGACTACAAGTATAAGAGCACAATTTTTTGACACGGAATAATGTATATACCAAAAATTAAACAAGTAGTAGGACCTAAATTGGCTGGTTTTTTAAAAGATAAATTAACTGGTCAAAAATTTAATGGCTCTTTTGTAAAAGATTACAGAGGTAAATTTTTCAAGGGAAATAAAGTAACTGATGATGCTGAAGAGTTAGAATTTGTCCCTGATGGTAATTCTATTAGTACCGATGAGTACTTTAAAAATGTATATAGATCACCTTCTTCTCAAGATTATTCAAAAGGAACCTTTATACGTTACTTTGCAAGAGATAGAAGAGATGGAAAAGTTGTAGAATTAGATAAAGTTAATTATCTTAGAATACAGAAAGAAAAGAAAGTTTATAGAAAAACACTTAAAATTCAGTGGTACGTCACAGGTCAATTAGAAGACCAACAAATTAATGGTTATATATACCCTGGAGTTAAAGCTCAAAACAACGAAGTAATAAGACTTGCTGAAAAAGAGTTACCGGGTATCCAAACTCAACACTTAAAAGACCCTGGACAGTTTGTTCGTAAATAATTTTTTTCTATATTTAAGAAAAGGTTATTAGTTGTTTTATATAGTTGAACAAGATTCGAAATTAGAAAATTTAAAAAGACTTGCAAAGTTAGGTCTTTATGTTGATATCATATCATCAAACAATAACTACCACCCTAAACTAACATCCACAGTTGCAGTTTACGTAAGACCTGTTAATTCTAAACATGGTTTTATTATTCCTATCAATCACGACGAAGGTCTTAATACCTCAAAAGAACGTGTCTACGACATTTTATCTTCTGCTACTAAACTATATACATTAGATAAGAAAAACTTACTCTACCATTTTAATTTACAAGATGCGATAGATATATCGTTACTTTATTCAATGGTCAAGTACGAAAGACTTGAATACTCAAGAGACAATAACTCGATAAATTACTTTTACAACAGATATAGTAATTTTGTAAATATTAATCAGTTGATTCCTATAAGTAGACTTTACGAGTCTTGTGAAAAAGTTTATGAATCTGTTAAGTCAATAATTAATTACAATATACCTTCTGGATTTGAGTTTTACAACAGTACTGCTACTAACGTTTTTTTCTTAATTGAACAAAACGGTATAGGAGTGTACCATGATGCGTTTGTTAATATGTTTAAACCTAAGGATGCACTATACAATAAATTTAATAACACAGTTTTAACTTCATACAATTTATACAATGTTACAAGTAGACCAACTAATGCTTTTAATAGCGTTAATTTCGCTGCAATACCAAAATCTCAAGAACATCGAAAATGTTTCAGACCTGAAAACGACTACTTTATTGAGTTTGATTTTGACGGTTACCACCTTCGTTTACTTTGTGATGAGATTGACTATCCGTTGACAGACGAATCAGCTCATAAGCAGCTAGCTAAACAATATTTTAAGAAAGAAGAAATAACTGAAGAAGAATATGTCAAAGCAAAGCAAATTAACTTTCACGCAATTTATGGAAAGATACCAGAGAAGTACGCTTTCCTTGACATCTTTACAAGAATTGATGATTATATCAAAGAGCTATGGAGACGGTTCCAAGATGACGGAAAAGTCTTGGCTCCAATTAGTGGAAAGTCTTTCACAAGCTCGCTCAAAGACATGCATTCCCAAAAATTAATGAATTATATCATGCAATCGTTAGAGACTTCAAGAAATATTCTTATATTAAAAGAAGTACTAAGGTACCTTAAAGATAAAAAGTCGAAATTAGTGTTATACACGTACGATGCACTACTTTTCGACTATAACAAAGAAGATGGTAAACAAACACTCGAAGATATACAAGAAATACTTCAATCTGATGGTAAATACCCAGTAAAATTTAAGTTTTCTAAAGATCTTTGTTTGTAAACTAAATGATATTTATATATGATTAAAGAAGTTACGGCACCGGCATTTGATTACGACCTAGAGCCGATATATTTGAACGAAGATATGAGCAACAAATTATTTTGTACCTTTGCCACGGAGGATACATTAACAGACATCCTGGAGCAAATACAAGAAAGGTATAAGATCATATATAGTAAAATTTTTGTATTATATTCCAAATCTCAAGATGAATACATTTGTACATACAATGTTGATTTTGGAAACGTAGGAACATTTTTAGATAATACAATATTAGTGCACCGTAAAAAGGAGTCTAACACCCTATACACTATCAACGCACTAAATACCCTTATTAAAGAACTTAATGGAGGTGTTTTAGATACATCATACAGGATTAACTGGACTGACTATAGAAACTGTATACTTCTTACAAAAGGCCCAGAACTCAAAAGAGTAAACACTAAACTTTATAAGATTATAGAGTTGGAGAACTAAAAAATAGTTCTTATATTAATAATAAGTTATATTAAAATTAGTTATATATGGATTTAAATGCTATTAAGGCAAAGCTGGATACGTTAAATAATAACGGCCAGCAAAAAGAGAAAACAGATTACTCAGAAATTTTTTGGAAACCGCAGGTAGGTAAACAAACTATACGTATTGTTCCTTCTGCTTTTGATCCTGCATTTCCTTTTAAGGAATTAAAGTTTCACTACGGTATTGGTAAATACCCAATGATTGCTTTATCAAACTTTGGTAAGCAGGACCCTATTGAAGAGTTCGTAAAAGAACTTAGAAAAACAAATGATAAGGACAATTGGTCTCTATCTGGTAAAATTAATCCTAAAACTCGTATCTTTGCCCCAATTGTTGTAAGAGGGGAAGAAGATAAAGGAGTTCGTTTATGGGGATTCGGTATTACTATCTATAAGGCATTACTTGCTTTAGCTGAAGATGAAGATGTTGGAGACTTTACAGACGTAATCAATGGATGGGATATGGTTGTAGAACAGGTTCAAGGTAATCCTTACCCAGAAACATCTGTCCGTATCAAACCTAAACAAACACCGTTATCAGATAATAACGATCTTGTTGATAGTTGGTTAAAGAAACAACCTAATCCTACAGAAGTATTTACTCAGTACGATTATGACTTTATCAAAAAACAATTACAAGGTTATCTCAATCCTGGATCAGAGGAGAATACACCAGCAGCAGGAGCTGAAACTCCAGCAACTCCAGTCAAAACTGACTTTACTTTAGAAACTGCTACAGAAGGTAACAAAGATACCGTAAGTAAGTTTGACGACCTATTCAACGAGTAATATTAGTTTCGTATACTGCTTTTCTAAAACTTTAGCGGTTAATGAAGAGCAGTACGAAGTTAATTTAGAGGTACTATCGAAATCAGTTGAACATTTAAAAGGCCTTTATCAGTGTAAGTTTTTTACTGATCTACAGACTTACGACGATCTAGAAGAATTATCTGATAATATAGAAATAGTAAATACAGATAACTTTAAGTTTTTAGATGATTTCAAAATAAAGGTTTTACAAAATCTTACGTCAAATGAGATATTAATTGACCCTGATGTAATGGTATTTGAAAAACTTAAATTTGATACAAGTGTCGATTTAATTTTTGACCGTAAAGATTCTCCTTCTCATGATTGGTATTTAAATGATATAGAAAAAATAAAAGGTACTAAGTTATATGATAAAATAAAGTTAGTAAAAAATATTCCTTTTGTTCCTAATATAGCATTTTTTAAAATTAACAATACTAATTTACTTCGAGAATACATTGACCTTTATAATTTATTTAAAGAAGACCTCTTAAGTAAACTTAAAATACAGTTTCCTAGTTTTTCAATTTTATTGGGACAGTATTTGTTAGGAATAGTTTTATATGAAGGAAAATATTCATATATTGATATAAGAGGTTCTAATAAAAAAAACAGTTATGTACATTTAGGAGGTCCTCAAAAATATAAAAAATTAAAACCAAAAACAGTTATATAAATGACGAAGAAAAAAGAAGTACAAGCTAAAGCAACTGCTGCAGTACGTAAGTCATTCAACTTATCAAATTTCAAAAAGAAGAAAGGTTTCTCTAATGCTTCAGTAAAGTTTAAAGAACAAGGATGGATACCACTATCTCAAGCCTTTCAAGACATTACCTCTCTACCCGGTATTCCTACCGGACACATCACTCTATTGCGTGGACATAGTGATACGGGTAAAACAACTGCCCTACTTGAAGCTGCGGTGAATGCTCAAAACATGGGCATTCTCCCGGTTTTTATTATTACTGAGATGAAATGGTCATGGGACCATGCTAAAGAAATGGGCCTACAATTTGAAGAAGTGAAAGACGAGAACGGTAACGTAACCGATTACGAAGGACATTTCTTATATGCAGATAGAGGTCAACTTAACACTATTGAAGATGTAGCAGTTTATATTGCTGATCTTATGGACGAACAAGCTAAAGGTAACTTACCTTATGATATGTGTTTCTTTTGGGACAGTATAGGATCAGTACCTTGTGATCTTTCAGTACGTTCTAACAAGAACAATAATGAATGGAATGCAGGAGCTATGTCTACTCAATTTGGTAATAATCTTAATCAGAAGATTTTATTATCTAGAAAAGAGAATTCACCCTATACTAATACATTAGTTGCTATTAATAAAGTATGGACTCAGAAACCTGAATCACCAATGGGTCAACCTAAGCTACAGAACAAAGGTGGAATGTCTATGTGGTATGACTCTACTTTAGTTGTTACTTTCGGTAATATTACTAATCCTGGTACTTCAAAGATCAAGGCTATCAAGAACGGTATGCAAGTAGAGTTTGCTAAAAGAACTAACGTTCAGATTGAAAAGAACCATATTGGTGGAGTTCAATCAAGAGGTAGAGTAGTTATGACTGCCCACGGTTTTATACCAGACGACAAAAGAGAGATCGATAAATATAAAGATGCTCATAAAGACCACTGGTTAAAGTTAGTCGGTACGTTAGATTTTGATTTGATCGAAGAAGGAGATTTAGAAGAAACACCAATATCTCCTAATTTGTTAGATTAATGTATACTAAGCTCCAAATGGTAGATACATCTACTATAGATGATATACTACTATCAGAACATCATTGGAGGCATAGTAAAAATATAGACCGTTCTACAGGTATCACTAGTGTAGACAAGTCATTGAGAAGCAGTAAACAATATAATCTTGAGCATCACCCTGAGGTTTTCAAACAAGTGCAAGAAAGTATACAAGATATTACATCTTTAACTGTACGTGTACTGAACCTATTGAAATACGATGTAGGGGATCATTTTATTTACCACTACGATACCAACCGGTGGAGAAAACACACTATTTGTATTGGTATCAAACCTCAAGACTACACAGGCGGTGAATTAGTATTAAGGCAAAATGAAATAGAACACCCATTTAAACTAAATACAGGTGAAGGAATAATTTTTGATTCTAGCATAGAACATAAAGTAAATAAAGTTACATCCGGTGTTAGGTACAGTATTATTGGTTGGACAGACAATGAAGGTAAAAAAGATAAAATATAATGGCGTACGACGACATACTAAGTAATTTAAAAGAAACCCCACCCCGAGCTTTGAACGATCATATCTTGGTCGTAGACGCTATGAATATGTTAATTCGTAGTTTCTCACTGCTCAAAGCGATGAATCCCACTGGCACCCATATTGGAGGTCTGGTGGGTTTTCTTCGCTCTTTAGGGTATGTAACTAGAATATTTGATCCAACAAGGGTTGTGATAGTTTGGGACGGCAAAGGTGGTTCTGGAAATAGGCAAAATATAGACCCTAACTATAAAGCACAACGTGCTACTTCACGAATAACACATTGGGGACTTTACGACACTAAAGCAGAAGAAACAGAGGCACTAATCAACCAGCTATTCAGAGTACAGGAGTATGTTGAATGTTTACCAATACATCAGTTAATGATTGAAAAATTAGAAGCAGACGATGTTATAGCGTATATAGCTAAAAGAGCTTCTGTATCAAGCGTAAAAAAATGTACAATAGTATCCTCTGATAAAGATTTTTTACAATTAGTTGATGACACAGTTGAAGTATATGCACCTATAAAAAAGAAAACTTTCACAATAGACAATGTAAAAGATGAAATAGGTGTTCTACCCCAAAACTACAATATAGTAAAAGCTCTAACAGGTGATAGTTCAGACAACCTTAAAGGTGTAAAAGGGTTAGGCATTAAAACTATACTATCAGAATGGAGTAAATTTACACACGATGAAAATTCCTCACTACAAGACGTTTGGGACTTATGTGAATCTAAACTTGAAGATAAAAAAGCAAAAAAAATCTTTGCTAAAATATTGCACAGTTGGGATGATGTAGTACGTAATTTTGAGATAATGGACCTACATGTATCTACTCTAGACGAAAAAGAAAAGAAGTACGTAATGGACGTACTGAACAGCACCATACCTGATTTACAGTCAGGAGCTTTTTTACACCACTTAGATCAAGATAAGATAGAAGGTATAACTAAAAACACCGAAAGTTGGTTGGAAAACTTTAGAGGATTAACTACAGTATCATGAACTTAAAAGATTTTCTTATAGGAGCTGGTTTATTTTTTATAGCACAATCCTTATCTTGGTTTCAGACAAACGGTCAGTTTTTAAACCAATGGGTTAAAGATCACCCTATCATTATAGCTGGCCTTTTCGGCATTCCTGTAGGTATGGCGTACATTTATGGCACTACTTATGTAGTTCAAGCATTTGATGGACAGTTGTGGCCTTCAAGATTAACAGGTTTTGCAACAGGTATTTTTAGTTTTACTATTCTAACATATGCATTTATGAGAGAAGGTGTTAACATTAAGACTGGTACGATTTTGATACTTGCAGTTGTTATAGTTTTATTACAAGTATTTTGGAAATATGATTAAAGGAGTTATAGCAGGAAATTTTGATGTAATACACCCAGGGTATGTGAAGATGTTCAAGGAAATGAATCAACATTGTGTTTCACTAACAGTACTACTTCATACAGACCCGTCAATAGAAAGACCCCACAAACTTAAACCTATACTTTCACCAGACGAAAGAAAGGAATTATTAGAAAGTATAAAATATGTTGACGACGTTATAAGGTATACTTACGAAGAGCAACTATATGATTTACTTAAAATTGGTGAATTCGATTTAAGATTTTTAGGTGACGATTATAAAGAAAAACCTTTTACAGGTGATAATTTAAAAATACCTATTCATTTTCTTAACAGAGACCACGGTTGGAGTACAACAAAGTTTAAAAAATTAATAGCAGAAAGTTATGAACGCAGTAATAGTTAGTGGGTACTTCAACCCACTTCACAAAGGTCATCTAGAGCTTTTTGAAAATGCAAGAAGGAAAGGAACGGAACTATGGGTTATAGTAAATAGTGACTTTCAACGAGAGTTAAAAGGGAGTAAAGCATTTATGGATGAAAATGAACGGTTAGAAATTATAAGAGCACTCAAAGTAGTTGATAAAGCTTTCATTTCTATAGATAGAGATTCTACTCAATGTAAAACTCTAAGCACTATTAGTAATTTTTTCTCTTACGATTATTCTTTATCATTTGGCAACGGTGGTGACCAAACTAACGAATCAATACCTGAAACAAAAACATGTAAAGAATTAGGAATAAAACTTATAGACGGATTAGGAGATAAAATACAGTCTTCTTCTTGGCTATTAAAAAAATAAATCATATATTAAGATATAATAAAAGGTTATAAATGACATTAAAGAGTTTACAGCAGTACGGAAAGGGGTTTCAGTTAAAGGTTTTAGGATCACTACTTACAGATAAAAGTTTTTTACTAAACGTAAGAGATGTTTTACATGATCATTACTTTGATGCTGATTCACATAAGTGGATTATTAAGCAAATATGTGAGTATTTTGATAAATACCATACTAACATTACTATGGACGTTCTTAAAGTAGAACTTCAAAAGTTAGAGAATGATGTGCTTCAAGTAGCTCTTAAAGAAGAGTTAAGAAATTCTTACGAAGCTTCTCAAGACGACCTAGACTACGTACAAGAGGAGTTTCAAACTTTTTGTAAGAATCAAGAAATGAAGAACGCTATACTTAGTTCTGCTGACCTTCTTAAAGATCATGACTTTGACGGAATCAGAAACATGATTGAGAAAGCTATGAAAGCTGGTATGGATAAAAATATTGGACATGAATATAATAAAGACATTGAAACTCGTTATAGAGTGGACTACCGTCCTACTATTCCTTCTCCTTGGCCTATTCTCAATGATGGTATACAAGGTGGATTTGGACCTGGGGACTTGGCTATTGTGTTTGGTAACCCTGGTGGCGGTAAGTCGTGGACTATGGTTGCTATTGCTGCTCATGCTGTTAAATTGGGGTATAAAGTCAATTATTACACTTTGGAACTTGGAGAAGATTACGTCGGTAAAAGATTTGACTGTTATTTTACAGGGTACGGTATTGATGAGATTAATGGAAAACGTAAAGAAGTTCAAACTCATGTAGATAACCTAAAAGGTAAGTTAATCGTAAAAGAGTATGCTCCTAAAAATGCTACAGTTAATACTGTCAAGTCCCATATCCAAAAATGTATAGATATGGACCATAAACCTGATTTAGTTATTATAGATTATGTCGATTACTTGAGAGCTCCTTCTCGTGGTAAGACATTTGAACGTAAAGATGAAATAGATGACGTATTTATTGCTACTAAAGGGTTAGCAAAAGAGATGAAGATACCTATTTTAACACCTTCTCAGGTTAATAGGATGGGTGCTAGAGATAATGTAATTGAAGGAGATAAAGCAGCAGGGAGTTACGATAAAATGATGGTTGCTGACATGTGTTTTTCTCTTTCTCGACAGAAAGAAGATAAAGTTTTAGGTACAGGTAGAGTACATGTTATGAAAAACAGATACGGACAAGATGGTATGACCTACAATGTAAAAATGGACACTAATAACGGTCACATTGAATTTTTAGAAAAAGCTAATCCAGCAGATTTATTAGAAGACGAAAACAAACCAGTATTTAATTTATCTTCAGATAAAATGGCACAAATTTTCGCAAAATCTTAATGAGCGCATATTTATTATCACGCCCCGAAAGACTTAGTCTGACGGGCATTTTTGTCTGTAACATTTAACAATATATAAGTATATATGAGTTTATTAAAAGAACGGGTTGTGTATAAACCCTTTGAGTACCCAAAAGCATACGATTACTGGTTAAAACAACAACAAGCACATTGGCTACACACAGAAGTTCCTATGGCTCAAGATGTAACTGACTGGAAGTCTAATATGAAGGATCATGAAAAAAATGTAGTAGGAGGAATCTTAAAAGGATTTGCTCAAACCGAAACAGTAGTTAATGATTACTGGTCTACATTGGTAACTAAATGGTTTAGGAAGCCAGAAGTTATTATGATGGGTACTACTTTAGGTTCTTCTGAAACTATTCATGCTGAAGCTTATTCATTATTAAATGAGCAGTTAGGTTTAGACAACTTTGCAGAGTTTATGGAAGATGAAGCTACTATGGCTAAGATAGAAAACCTAATGGACGTTAGAGATGGTCATAATGGTGAACCTAACTGGCATGATAGAGCTAAATCACTAGCTATATTTTCAGCATTTACAGAAGGTGTAAACTTATTTAGTTCTTTTGCAGTTTTATTATCATTTAAGATGAGAAATAAACTTAAAGGAGTAGGACAGATAGTAGAATGGTCTGTAAGAGACGAAAGTCTTCACTCAGAAGCAGGATGTTGGTTATTTAGAACTCTTATGCAAGAACATCCTGAATTTAAGACTCCAGAACTTATAGCTGATATAAATGAAGCAGCAGCAACTGCATTACAGTTAGAGTTTAATTTTATCGATAAGATATTTGAAATGGGTGATCTTGAAAACTTAACTAAAAACGAATTAAAAAACTTTATTCGTCATAGAGTTAATACAAAAATGGCAGATTTAGGATTAAGTCCTATTATTCCTGCTGAAGAAATCGATAAAGGTGCATTAAAAACTATGAAATGGTTTGATGCAGT